TTTTAGACAGATTTGCAAATGTCTCTAAAACAGCATTTGTTCTGTTACCGTTAGTCTCCACCGCAAATCCACTGATTTCTCCAAGTTGATCATAAACAACAATGTGAATTTCATCGTTAGTGCCTCTTAGATTTTGTGTGGCATATTCTGATGTGCCAGGCGCACCGTCAAACAAATCATAAAATCTCCAACGGCGTCTGATACTTGTGCCTGAAGCAATCGTGCTTTGAAGGCCAGCACCAACTGGATCATCTTTCAATTTGATTGTAATTGATGCGGGTAGCACGGCTGTAACTTGATACTCAAACCCTAATGTCTCACCAAAATTCACAATATCGTGAACTGTGAAAACCGATCCGTCAGTAACACTAATAACCGTTTGACCAATAGCTTCCTCACCACTTGTGGTTGTCACAGCAGTCTCTTCATATGCAGTTGCGTTAGCACAAATTGAAACACCTAATGAGTTACCATGTGTTCCAGCAGTTCTCGCTGCCCACTCACCAACAGAGGCTTGACCATCTTTAAATGAGTCCTCGTAGTGGTCATCATCACGGATAATAAATGATGTTCCAGATGCAACAGCGTTAGTTACACCAGACTCAGCACGAACTACTTTTAGTTGGTCTGCATACTGAAGGAAGTTGGCAGCAGTAAAGAATGTTTCAAACTGATTACCAGTGTTTTGGGGTTTACCAAAAATCTTTACTAAATCATCCTCTGTACCAAGAGTTACGATTGATCCAACTGGGCCTTTTTCAAAAGCACCAGCAATGGCACCAATAGATGTTGAAACTGATGGAACGATTGTTGTAAGATCAATTTCTCTTACAAGAACGCCAGGAGACTTTAAAAAACTCATCTCTTTACTCCTTTACCGAAGTTTTGTTGTATTTGAGAATATTTATAATAATTGATTTTCTAAAACACGTTGTTTATAAGTGTTATAACTTATAAATAATATCATGAATGAACACTATCAAAAGTATAAAGAAACTATAAAAAAAGTAGCCCGTAGAAACTATCGTAAAAGAATTGTTTTACTAAATGATTTTTTAGCAGACAAATCTTGCGTCCATTGTGGTGAAAGTGAAACCATTTGTCTAAAATTTTACCCCCATGATTCTGAAATCCGTAAACTAACTAAAAGAGTGGGCACCAATAATGAAAGTAGAAAAGAAATATTTCACTTGATAGACGAGTCAAAAATTTTATGCTCAAATTGTTTTATTAAAGTTGATAATGATCTAATTGAATTTATTTAGACTTTTACCAATTTGTATTGTAGTCTCTAACTACAGATGTCCACCGTGTTCCATATTCATCGATCTCATCTTCAAAGGGGTCATCAATACCATTCACTATGAAACCAAATGGAGCCATGTCTTGTTCTAGTGCGTCCTGTTGCTCTTTCATCATGGTCATTCGTATGTCGTTGTCGGTCAACTCTTTGAAGTAAGTTTGGTCTGTCGCCCACCCAAACATAAACATGCAGGCGACTAAATCATCATTGCAACCATCATCAGCAGCATATGACGCACCTTTAATAATAAAAGTGGATAGTTCATTTACACAGTCATAGTCCTCTATGATAAGTTTACTATCCTCAATCAATTGTTTAAGATTTGAA